TTTCAGACGAAACGCCAGACAGAATGGGCGATATCATTCAAGCCGATGGCTGGGATGTTGCTAATTTTTCGAAAAACCCCATTGCCTTGTTCAACCATAACCCTTCATTCCCGATCGGCCGTTGGCAGGATCTAAAGGTCGACAAAGGTGCTTTGCGCGGTAAGCTGATCATGGCGCCGGCGGGGACCTCGAACCGTATCGATGAAATCAGAAAGCTAATTGACGCCGGCATTCTAAGAGCCGTGTCGGTTGGCTTCCGCGATATCGAGAGCGTGCCGCTAGACAAGAAAAACCCTTTCAGCGGTGTGCGATTCCTTAAAGCCGAGCTCGTTGAAACCTCATTGGTTTCCGTACCGGCTAACCCGAATGCGCTGGCGATTTCTAAGTCGCTGGGCATCTCTCCCGAAACGATGGAGTTCGTCTTCGCCGAGCATGGCAACAGAGACGAGATCAGGCGTCGGGAGTTCACTGGCAAGCATGCCGGAGTACATCGCGAAAAAGGGAGACGGGCCATGACAGCCCCCCTTGCAGAACGCATCAGCAAAATCGAACTGCTGATCAACGAAACCAAAGAACTGCTCGCTGAGCATTGGGAGAATGCAGACCAAACGAATGTCAGCGACGCGGACATCAAGAAGGCCTCTGAACTCAACTCGACAATCGCGTCGCTCGAGTCGCAACGCGCGGCGCTTATTGAGTCGGAGCGGATCTTGGCGGGGACGGCCGGCAACGGTCACGCTGCCAACGGCGGCGGCAACGGCTCGGTGCATCGCGCGCTAGCCGTGTATTCGCCGCCGACGAAGCCGGAGACGATCGCTGCGCCGGCGATCGTGCACAGCAAGAAGGAACTCGCGCCGCTCGATTACTTTATTCGCGCGGCTGCGGTCGGTACTTTCGCCAAGCTGTGGAATAAGTCGCTCGACGAGACGCGATTCAAGATCTACGGCGACGACGAGGCAGTCAAGGCATCGTGCGAGATGGTCTTGCGCGCGGCTTCGGCTCCCGCGATCACAACCGTAACAGGCTGGGCTGCGGAACTTGTCCAGCAAACATACGCGGATCTCATGCCTCTGCTGATGCCCAAAGCCGTGCTGACAAGGCTCGCGGCGAAGGGTTTGGCCCTCAGCTTCGGCACTGCTGGTCGCATCATCATCCCGACCCGCTCACGCACGCCAACGCTTGCGGGATCGTTCGTCGGCGAAGGTCTTGCGATTCCCGTGAGGCAAGGCGCGTTCACGACTCAGACGCTCGTCCCGAAAAAAATGGCCGTGATATCGACGTGGACTCGCGAAATGGGAGATCACTCCACGCCCGCGATCGAAGGTCTGATCCGCGAAGCCATTCAACAAGACACCAGCGTCGCGATCGATACTGTGCTTCTCGACGCGAATCCGGCAACCGTGATCCGGCCCGCTGGTTTGCTCAACGGCGTTTCCGCGACAACGGCGACAGCCGGCGGCGGCATCGCCGCGTTGATCGGCGACTTCGTCGCGCTGCTTGGTGCGTTGACGACAAGTACCTACGGCAACGTTCGCTCGCCCGCGTTCTTGGTGAATCCCACGGACATGTTGCGGGCGTCGTGGCTGCAGGCGGCAAACACCGGCATTTTCCCGTTCCAAGCGCAGATTGCGGCGGGGAGTCTTGCCGGTGTACCGTTGATCGATTCCGCTACAGTGCCAGCGAAAACGGTGATCGTCGTCGACGCCGCAGATTTCGTTGTCGCAGGCGGGGAGGCGCCTCGTATGGAGCTGTCGGATCAGGCAACATTGCATATGGAGGACACCGCTCCCGCAGAGCTTGTCGCTTCTCCAAGCACTGTCGCTGCGCCTCAAAGGTCTTTGTTCCAGACCGATAGTATCGCGTTAAGGATGGTGTTACCTTTGAATTGGGTGCAAAGAAGGGCAGGTACGATTGCCTGGATTCAAAACGTAACCTGGTAAACGCGAATCAAACCTATTTGGCTCGCGCAAATTCTCCGTAATACATCTTGGCCGCAGCGACATACGCGGCGTGCGCTTCCTCCGCAGTGTCAAAGCGGCCAAGATGCAAGTTTTTGTAATGAACTTTGATCCGCGCTCGATAACGTCCGGTGTACGGATCAAAGACGACGCCCTTCAAGCCGACGCGACCGTTTTTGGCTCGCATGTTGTGCAAGTTTTCCGAGCTACTCGCATCGCGAAGATTGCACCAACGGTTATCGCTTGCATCGAGATTGATGTGATCGACGAGCCGAGGTGGCCATTGGCCAGTCATGTAGAGAACGGCGAGACGGCTACCGAGATATCTCTTTCCTTCGATGCCAATCTTGTATCGGCCATCGGGAGCTAAGCAACCAGCCTTCGCGCCCGCGCGTTGATGTTGGTTGCGACCGTCGACGAGCCACGTAAAAACGCCCGTCGTCGGATTGTAGCTCAGCAAGCTACGCAGTTTCGAATCAGTCAACATGAGAGGAGACTAACATGGCAGTACGTCCGACTCCGACCCAGGAAGAGCTTAATCGCTCAGCTTTGGGCGAACACATTCTTGAACACGAGGACGATGGATCCGGACCGGACCCGCACGCCGAAGCCAATGCGGCTGCGCAAGCTGCCGCGGCAGGCAAACACGTCGAGGCTGGCAAGCCGGCTCAGTCCTATCAGACTCGACAAGCAACTCCGACGCACACCCGCACCCCGCATAGGGCGGAGTAACATGAATGGCTTCGGGGCGCGCTCTAGTTGCCCGCACACTGCGCACAGTGGCGCGCGCAGTGGAGGGAGCGGTGCGCCCCGGACCGTACTTCCTCAGCGTTTCCGGCGGCTGGCTACCAGATGGCGCCCCGATCAATTGGTGGCAAACCGGGATGGACATCGTCCCGTCCGCCGCCAGAAGTGCCATGGTCGAAGCTTGTGTTTCCGCTTACTCGCAGACCGTTTCCATGCTCCCCGGCGATCACTGGCGCCTCACCGGCAAAGGCGGTCGCGCTCGTGTCAAGAATTCGGCCGCCTCGAGGATCCTGAGAAAACCAAACGCCTATCAGTCGCCGCTGGATTTTATGTTGAATGCGGTTCGGCAGCTCTATCTCGAGGGCAATGCTTACGCGCTCGCGCTGCGCAACGACCGTTACGAAGTGAGCGAACTTCATCTGATGGACGCGGTTCTGTCGCGCCCGCAGCTCGCGGTGAATGGCGAAGTTTTTTACCGCTTAGCCGGCAATGCTGTGATCGCGCAACAGATGCCGGAAGCGCTCGTCGTGCCACAGCGCGACGTGCTGCATATACGTTTGCACGCCGATCGCTCGCGGCAATATCCTTTCCCATTGTGGGGCCAGACGCCGCTGCTCGCGGCGTTGTACGACATGGGGTTGGCCGGCGCGATCGCGCAGCAACAGCAGCAGTTTTACATGAACCAGGCGCGGCCGTCGGCAGTGATTCAGACAGACATGCCAATAGATAAAGATCTCGTGCAGGAATTGCGCGATCGATGGGACGAGCAAACGAAAGGTCTTAACCAAGGCAAGACACCCATTTTGACGCATGGGCTCAAGGTGAATCCATGGGCGCAAGTGCCGAAGGATGCACAGGTCGCCGAAGTGATGAAGATCGCCGAGAATCACATCGCGCTCGCTTTTCGCGTACCGCTGCAGATTTTGGGGCTTGGTGGTCCAACATTCGGCTCGACCGAAGCTCTTATGCGTTTTTGGATAGCGACGGGGCTCGGGTTCGCTTTGGAATGCTGTGAGCAAGCATTCGGTCGGCTCTTCCAGCTCAAGGGCGAGCCTGACGAATATATTGAATTCGACACAAGCGCGTTGCTGCGCTCCGACTTCAAAGATCGCATCCGTGGATTCAAGGAGGCAGTGACCGGCGGCATCATGGCGCCGAACGAAGCTCGAAATGAAGAGGGCTTCGATGACGTCCCAGAGGGCGATATGCCTCGCATGCAGCAGCAGATGATCCCACTCGACTTCGCCGGCAAACTTCCGCCGGCCGGTCCGCCTGCCGCACCAGCACCGGCGCCGGCCGGTCCAGCGATTCCAGCCGCCGAAACCAAGCCAGAACCAAAGCCACCACAACCAAAGCCGAAAGCCGATGACGTCCAACGTGCAACAGAACGGCTCATCTCCAACGCCGCCGCCATCAATCGACGATTCTTACCTTAACGCGGCGCTCGAGCAGGCCTTAGCGCACGCGCTCGCCGAGTATCAGCGCGCAGGTGAGAAGGCGATCGCGCTGATCAACGCGCAGGCGCAGGCTGTCGTCGCGCAGATGCGTGAGCAGGTCACCAATGGACGCAGTGACGCCGCGCGTGTGGTCGCCGAGCGCTTGGCGCTTGTGCGCGACGGCGAGCGCGGACCGCCGGGCATCGACGGGCGCGACGGCAAAGACGGGGAAAGCATCATTGGGCCTGCGGGGCCAATCGGATCTCGAGGTGAGATGGGGCTTCCGGGAGTCCCAGGCCGCGACGGAAAAGATTCAGTCGTGCCGGGTCCTCAAGGCGCTCCGGGGTTGCCAGGTGTACCCGGCGAATCCATCGTTGGGCCGCCCGGAGAACCCGGCCCGGCGGGGCCGGCTGGGATTCCCGGCCTGGCCGGCCCCAAGGGCGACGCTGGTCCGCCCGGTGAGAGCATCACGGGGCCGCCTGGCCCGCCCGGCGACAGTATAAAAGGAGACAAGGGGGATCGCGGCGAGCCTGGCGCCTCGGTCAAGGGCGACCAGGGCGATCAAGGACCGCCAGGTGAAAGTATCAAAGGAGATAAAGGCGACCGCGGCGAGCCTGGCCTCTCGGTTAAAGGCGAAAAGGGCGATCCCGGTGAAGCGATCGTCGGCCCGCAAGGTCCGCAAGGTCCGCAAGGTGCCCCTGGCGCCCGCGGCAAGCTGCCGATCGTAAAGCTTTGGCGTGAGGGGAGCGTCACCTATGAAGCCGAAGTCGTCGCCTATGCTGGTGCTTGTTATCAAGCACTGCAGGATACGGCGCAGAGCCCCGGCGGGAGTGATTGGATTTGTCTGTCTGTTGCTGGTCGCGATGGCCGATCTCCTGTTGTCCGAGAGCTCTACGACCCGAAACTGAAATATGCCGCGCTCGATGTTGTCGCTCTCGATGGCGCATCGTTCATGGCGCGCAAAGATGAACCTGGTCCGTGTCCTGGCGACGGCTGGCAGCTCAGCGCGCGTCAGGGTGCTCGCGGGATTGCTGGACCGAAGGGCGACCGCGGCCCGCAAGGGCCGGCCGGTGCGGACGGTAGGCCCGGCGCGCCGGCACTCACGATAAAAGGTTGGAAGGTCGATCGCCAACACTTCCTCGCTATTCCAATCATGTCCGACGGCAAGGAAGGCCCCGCGCTCGAGCTCCGCGCGTTATTCGATCAGGCCGAGGGCTAGATGGCTGCTGTCGATTTCACCGCAACCGTCCCAGCGAACACGACAGACGGGTCGCATGACTTGCTTACGCTCAACGAGTGCAAACTTTTGCTTGGCATGTCGACGACGGATACCACGCACGACCAGCAGCTCGCGCTGCAGATCTCGATCTACTCGCAAACGATCGAGCGAATGTGCAACAGAATTTTTGCGAAGGAGACTGGCGTCGAGTGCTGGCGCGAGGATGGCGGCTCCGGACGCGTGTTCTTGACGCACTTTCCGGTGAAGCCTGCCGACATTCAAAACGTAAGCGCGGCGGGCTCTGTTCTTGATCCGAGTATGTATACGCTCGAGGAGCGCAGCGGAAAGCTCGCCAATCGCGGTGTGGCTGATCCTCAAGCGAACCCCTGGCCGCTGCCTGTCTATATCACGTACACGGGCGGTTACGACTTGCCGACTGAAGCACCGTATCCGCTTAAACAGGCGGCCGTTATCTTGATCATGGAAGCGCGGTTGCGAATGGTGCAGGCCCAAGTCGCTGGCATTCGCCAGGTCAGCCACAGAGAGGCCCGAGTGACCTTCTTCGATCCTAACGCCGTCTTGTTGCGGCTCGGTGGCAAGTCGCCATCGATGCAGGCCGTCGAGGCGCTAATTAATCAATATACGAGGCTCTGGGTGTGATGGCGGGAGAGCTTAACAAAGCAGTTGGGTTTCAGACATGTTTGGGAGTTCACCGCCATCACGCTTTGAGTTTCTGCCACGAAAAGCTAGCTGTCAATGTTCCAGATCGAAATTGATAACGCGGCGCTCGTGAAGCGCCTGCAGGATGCCCACAATCGCATCATCCATTTCAAGCGCGTTGACCTCGGCGCCGAGCTCTCGGCTTGGCAGACCGAGGAACTCCATCGCCATCGGCCGTTTACCATGCGCTGGCGCGCGCAGGGCCGAGCGCAGACGAAGATCCGGCCGCATTCACTATACGAGATGGTGAAGTCGGAAGGCGTGGCTCTGGGGCCGAAGGAAATGCGCCGCGCGCGCCGCGCGTTGAGCAAGAACCTGCATCATCCGCTCAAGCGTAAGCGCCAGCTTCACTTGCGCGAGCATCGCCATTGGTCAACCCGTCCGATCCTGCGTCAGGAAATGGAACGACGATTGATCGAGCGGATGCGCCAGGCCGCGGAAGAAAAGATCCACTGGTAGCGATGTCAGTCAGTTTCTCCACGCTTCTCTATTCACATTGCTTCGACATGTTCTCCCGGACGATCACGGGCGGACCGTACACGGGCATGCGCGCGATCTTCAATTCTGGTCCGCTGACGATCACCAACGACGAGGGCGTCGTCATTGCCGAGATTTCGGATCAGCAGACGATTATCGACATCAGATCGCAGGAATTCCGCGACGGCTCGCTTCCGATACCGGTGCAAGGCGACATCGTTCATTTCGATGCCGACACCGATATCGATGGCGGCG